TGTATGCCAGATGAATACAAAGATAAAGATTATGTTGTTGCTTATAGAAAATATTATATGGGTGCCAAAGCATATTTTGCAAAATGGGAACGAGGTGTATCTGCACCAGAATGGTGGAGAACTCAATAAAATGAACAAGTATTATTTTGATATACCTGCTAAGTTAACGTATACTGTTGAAGCAGAGACAGAAAAAAAAGCAAAAGAAAAATTAATAAATACATTAAACAACCGTGTTGAAAGAGAAGGAGTTTCAATAGAAAAAAAAGATTATGAAAATGTTGAGATGTTTAAAGCTATTGCTTACTAATATGTATAAATTTTTTGTTATGTTATTACTAGTATTAATATTACTTTCTACTTGTATGGGTTGTACATATTTTGTTGCTAAAGAAACTGTAAAAGTTGTTGATATAATTTTAGAAGATGACCCTAATCCAGAAAAGAAAAAGAAAATATTAGAAAAGAAAAAGATAAAACAAAATAAAGCAAAAGAGTTTTATTGTAGTAAAGTAAAAGATAAGGAGAAGTGTGGCAATGAGTAAAAAAATGTTTCAAGAACAGTTTGTTGACTTATTAACAGACTTTATGTATAACAATTTAAAAGAAAAAGTTAAATCAAAAGCTAATATAAAAAAAAGTATACATTCTTTTGAGGATACTTGGATTAACATGCTAAGAGAAAGTAAAAAAAATGCAAAAAGAAAAAAAGTTTGAGACTCCAGATTATTATGATTTTAGAAAGCCAGAGTTTATGAACAAAAAAGAAAAAGTTGAAAGAGAGTGTATGATGTGTTACAAACCTTTTATGAGTGAAGGAAAACACAATCGTATTTGTTGGCACTGTAAAGACTCTGATGATTGGCGTTATGGTAATGATTATGGGATGATAAAATGATGTGGAAATTAATTGATTGTGGTAGTTATCCTTGGTTTGTTAGAGAAACAAAAAAATATTTTTATTGTGTGTATGGTGTAACAGGAGAGACTAAAAAATTAAAAGTAAAACGAAATGAAATGCCAATGTACATGATGTCTTGTAGAGCATATTTAGGATACTTACGAACATGGCCACTTAGTACAGCACCTTGTAGACTTGACAAAAAGGTTGCAAAGTTTTATATAGATTTATGGAAAAATAAAAATAAAACAAATGTAATGAAAGAAATAATTAAACAACTGAAAGCGACTAAATGGAAAAGGAACTAATAAAATTATTATTAAATAAAAAATTTTACACTAAAAATAAAAGCAAACTATCAAAAGAATTTTTTACTAATGGAACAGGAGATTTGTATGAAACAATTCAATCTGCTCATGAAGACTCCGATAAAGATTTAAGTATAAGTGAGGTGTCCTCTTTACATGTGGATGTATACAACCCGGCAACAACAAGAGCTAAAAGAGAAAACTTTAATGCTTTAGTTGATGAAATAAAAGAATTAGAATTACCAAGTGAGAACATTGCAAACAATATTATTCGTGCATTATATAAAAGACGAATAGCAAACAAGATTGCAGTATTAGCTACAGAAATATACAATGGAAAAGATTCAGATTTTTCTGAGATAAAAAAAGAATTAGAAGTTTCATTTGATGATATAAATAAAGATGAATATGAATATGTTACCTCTGATGTAACAAGTCTTATAGATAAATTAAAAGATAATACTAAATGGAAATTTAATTTAGCAACTTTAAAAGAACATGTTAATGGTGTTGGAGAGGGTAATCTTGCTATTATATTTGCTAGACCAGAGAGTGGTAAGACAGCGTTCTGGGTAAATTTAGTCGCAGGAATTGACGGATTTGCCTCTCAAGGTGCTAAAGTATGTGCACTTATCAATGAAGAGCCTGCAATTAGGACACAAATGAGACTAATAAATGCCCATACAGGCATGACATTTGACCAAATACGTGATAATACACAAATTACAAAAGAAAAATGGGCCGAAGTGAAACAAAATATTAAGATACTTGATACTGTTGATTGGTCACTTGATGATGTAGATGAATTTGTACAAAAAGAAAAACCAGATGTTTTAGTTATAGACCAATTAGATAAAGTAAATGTTAAAGGCAATTTTGCAAGAACAGATGAGAAACTTAGGGCTGTGTATACAGGAGCAAGAGAGATAGCTAAAAGAAATAATTGTTGTGTTATTGCTATATCACAAGCATCAGCAGATGGTCATGGTAAAATGGAATTATCATTTGATATGATGGAGGGTAGTAAAACAGGTAAAGCCGCAGAGGCAGATGTTATTATTGGTGTAGGTGTCAATGGTATGACAGAAGAAAATGTAAGAGGTTTATATATTAGTAAAAATAAAATAACAGGTTGGCATGGACAAATTGTTTGTATGATACAACCAGAATTGTCGAGGTATTATGATTAGTGTATTTGATGTGGAAACAAGTTTTCAAATTTTAGAAGATGGAAGTACTGACCCATCAGCTAAAAACCCAGATAACTTTTTAGTATCTCTTGGTATAAATGATGAGTATGTATTTTTTAAACATAGAGATTATAAAGGTATACCAGATAGAAAAAAGATACAAGATATATTAGATAAGACTACATTACTTGTTGGGCATAATATTAAATTTGATTTGCTATGGCTATGGGAGGCAGGTTTTAAATATGATGGTAGAGTATGTGATACTATGCTTGTTGAATATGTTTTAAACAAAGGAATTAAAAGACCTTTATCATTAAAAGCATGTTGTCAATTTAGAGGTGTTGTACAAAAATCTGATTTAACAGAACAGTATATGAAAGATAAAGTATCATTTCAATATATACCTATTCACATTGTTGAAGAGTATGGTAGACTAGATGTTAAAGCTACAAGGTCTTTATATGAGGCACAAATGCTTCAATTACGTAAACCTCAACATAAACATTTAATTAAGACAATACAAAACATGTGTCAGTTTGTTGTTGTTTTAACAAAGATGGAAGACAATGGTATTTACATTGACAGAGAAGCACTAGATGAAGTAGAAAAAGATTTTCAAACAGAGTATGATGCATTGCGTGTTAAGATAGATGAAGAAATATATACTCGTATGGGAGATACAAAAATTAATCCTGCAAGTCCAGAACAATTATCTTGGTTGATGTATGGTATAAAAGTAAAAGATAAAAAAGAATGGGCACGTATATTTAATTTAGGTATAGATAAACTTACAAAGAAACAAAAACGTAGACCAAAGTTTACACCTAAACAATTAAAACAAATATTTGCTAAATATTTAGAACCTGTTTATAAAACAAAAGCAGAACAATGTCCTGTATGTAAAGGTAAAGGCACTATACAAAAAATAAAAGTAAATGGAGAACCTTGGAGTAAATTAAGTAAATGTTCTGAGTGTAAGGGAGAGGGATTTATTTATAAACCTTTACCAGAGAAGGCAGGATTTTATGCTACTGTAACTTCTGTTATGGATATAGCAGAGGGAGGATTTAAAACAGATAAGATAACTTTAGTTAGATTAGCTAAAACAGGAGATGAATTTTTTAAAAGATTTGTAGAAAAAATTACTCGGTATAATGCACTAGAAACATATTTGAGTACTTTTGTTGATGGTATAAAAAAGTTTACAACAGATAAAGGTTTTCTTTATCCTAGTTTTATGCAAACTGTAACAGCAACAGGTAGATTATCAAGTCGTAATCCTAACTTTCAAAACCAACCAAGAGGTAGTACCTTTCCTATTCGTAAAGTTATTAGTTCTAGATTTGAAGGTGGTAGTATCATGGAAATAGATTATGCACAATTAGAATTTAGAACTGCTGTCTTTCTTGCTCAAGATAAACAGGGCATGGAAGATATACAAAATGGTGTTGATGTACATCAGTATACAGCAGATATCATTGGCTGTTCAAGACAAGAGGCAAAGCCACATACATTTAAACCTTTGTATGGGGGTATGTCTGGTACAGAAAATGAAAAGAAATATTATTCGGCTTTCTTAAAAAAGTATCCGGATATTAAAGCTTGGCATGAAAAACTGCAAGATGAGGCAATACGAACAAAAGTTGTTACCCTACCTACAGGTAGACAATACGCCTTTCCAAAAGCAGAACGCATGCCTTGGGGCGGTGCAAGTTCTTCAACACAGATAAAAAATTATCCTGTGCA